CTTCAGGCTGGACACCGATAAGCTGGTTAGTGACAGCGCCGCTTTCGATAATAAACTCGCCAGCAGTGTTCCCTTCATTGGTATCCCCACCGAAGAAGGTATTCTTTTTTGCGTATTGGGTTAATCTTATCCCCGCTCCTGTGTTGGATTGACATACAGGGTTAATAAAAACATTAAAAAATGCGTTATCTACTTTCAGTCCATCCCCAGTATTACTGGATGAATCAAGATGAATAAGAGTTCCTGCGTTGGCATTAGCACTGGCAACCGTCGCCCCGTCGTCATCAGAAATAAATAACCCATGTCTACCATTGGATCGAGTGATTAGGTTGTCAATTTGCCATAGGTTGACATTAACGCTGGTTCCAGCGTCGTCACCAATTCTCACCCCATCATTGCCTTGATTGTAAACAGCCAACCGACCTATCTTAAATCGATTGCCTTTAACTTGAATACCATTACCACCGTTACCATTCTCCCCGTCGAGGACAAAGTTATCAAAAGTAACCCCCCCTACAGTGACCTCAAATCCTATATCATTTAAAGCCGCAGCTTTTGTGAATGTCGTGCCGCCAGGATTAGCTGATTCTTCTATCCCTTCGCCCAAAAAGTTGACAGCCTTATTAAAAGTGACCTTGCTGGAAATTAATCCATTCCCTCTGCCACAGTGTATTGTCCCACCAACTGAAGGAAGGGCAGCAATAGCATTGGTAATAGCTCCAGAAATGTCCACGCTTGCCGTATAAGCGCCATAATCAGTTCTTTGAGCGGCAGACATAAAATCTAAGAGGTGGATGGTTCTTTCATTGACCTCGTGCTGCGTAGTAGCAATCGCGTTGGAATCTGTATTCAGCACTTCTAGCAGCGCATCAGCGTAAGCGCCAGGAACTGTCTGCACGATAGAGACATCTGTAGTGCCTACCGTTATTGTTCCTGTGGTTGATACCTGCCAATAACCGTTGTAAGAAGTGCCTGCCGTGACAAAAACAATTGTCCCTGTCACCACATCATAAACACCATCCCAGTCCTTAGCCCTTGTCCATGCGCCTGTATCAGCATCGTATATGCCATTCTCTGAGGCGTCTGTCTGGCCAGTTACCAGTACGCGATCACCGTCAACCACTGCCACGCCATCAATGGTCTGTTCGCCAGAGAGCGTGATGTTTGAAGTCGAGGCAACACGACAAGGGACTTTCACCGCCTTGGAGGAGTTAACGCCAAATCGTTGGTTTGTGTTTACGCTGGTCATTTACTTTTCTACCTCAAGGATTATGTTTTTCATTATGTAGTTATATACTCACATGAAAATCTAACTGTAGCGCCTGTACCCCATGTTGCCGCCGGGGTAGTTGCCCCAACATTCTGAGGAGCCTCTGATGAATCGGCATAAAACAATTCTACATATTGATTCCCAGGGCTAACCCTAACAGCAAAAGTTGCTGCCGCTGTCCCGGCTGCATTACTACACCAGCCACTCCCACACATTTGTACGGTAGAAGAATAATCCGCCCTTGGAAGCGAAAAACGCCATGCGCCAGTCCCTACGGTGGAGGTTGAGCCTATTGTAAAATCAACAGTGACTTTTATCTTGCTGCCCTGTCTGGAGTAGTAAGCGTTTAAAGTCCCATTGCCTAACGATGGAGCCGTACCAGATGATGTCCATGAGCTTGTGTAAGTAATCGTAGGATGGGTTATCTGATTTGTTGTCCCATTATCAGTAATATTCCAACTAGGTACTTCGCAGTCAAAATGGTTCCCGTCACCGCTAATAATAACTGGGCCAGCAAAAACACAATCAGCTAATCTACAATTATCAGATGATATAGTCGTGGTTCCTGTGTTACCGATTCGCATATTGTTGATAAATATTTTAGAACCAGCAGCGCCAAAAATTAGAAGATTAGAAAACCCGCCAGTTACGTATAAATCATTAGCCCCACCAAAGTCGTATAAAGTGCATCCCCCAGATTCACACCCTATAAAATGCCTTGATGTTGCCCCCGTATCTGTGCCGTTAACCGTTACAGCGCCAACAGAACCCACTGAGCCTGTGGTGTAATAATCCGAACAAATACCCCTAAAAGTAGCTCCAGCATCCACCCCAAACTCCAAACAAGGCTCAACAAAGTTCTTAATCTCAACCAACAAATGGTAGGCTGATGGAGTAGACCCAGAAAACACAATCCCCTTCCCTGCTCCTTGAGTGGCAGTATCACCATCTATAGTTAAATACATTAATCCAGAGTAACCGGCTTGCGTTGCAAGGTTCCCAGTAAAACCTCTTTTTATAGTGGTATTGCCTTTCCCGCTACCCATTAAAACAACGTTGGATGGAATAGCTAATGCTGTACCGACCAAAAAAGTCCCACATGGGAAAAAGATAACCCCGCCCCCAGATGCATTAACATCAGTCATTGCATTAGTTAATACGGTGTACCAATCGTCTACGCCATCAGCAGATAACGAAGCGCCGTAATCAACTCCCATTATTGTTATTCGTTTTTCATTGAAGTTATGTACAGTAGTTAATTCCGCCGAGGTATCAGTTCTTTGTACATTTATATTTGCATCATTACTGCCGCCTGGTATCGACTGCCCTATCGTTACATCAGTGGTTCCAGGCGTTATCGTCCCGCTGGTAGATATCCCATACCACCCTGCATTGCTAGTACCCGAATGAACATACACAGCCGTACCCTGCACGCAGTCTTTACTGTCGTTCCAGTCCTGTGATCTGCTCCATGAGCCTGATGCAACTTTATAAATCCCATTCTCAGTACCGTCTGTCTGGCCTGTTACCAATACACGATCATCAGCAACCACAGATACGCCATCGATGGTTTGTTCCCCAGAAAGAGTAATATTAGATGTTGATGCGGCCTTACATGGCACCTTAACCGCCATCGACGCATTCACACCGAACCGCTGACTGGTGGTTACACTAGTCATCGAAATACTCCTTTATAAGTTCTGGCATGGCCATCTGTATCATGCGCATGATTTCCTCATCGTCCTCGATCTGTAATCTGCGTTTCTTCCGTTTCTCTGCGTTGCGTCTAAAATCACTGCTTACCCCGCCGCCTGTACTTTCTCTTGCCGGTGTTGGCGCTGGGGCTGGCGCTGGTGCCGGTGCTGCTGCACAACCTGGTTCATACCAAACACAATTGCTCCACACTGAGGTGCTCCATACGCCAGCTTTCCATACTCCATCTATCTCCATAGACATAATTAATTACCTAGATTGGAAAACATGGAACATCTCTCCATACTTTTCCAGCATTTATTGAAGATATTAACGAACTTGTAACATTAAATAATTTAGCTATCTTAACTTGAGGTAACCATTTGTATTTTAAATGCGCTTTTATCAAAGAAACTGAATCTTCATCCAATATAGTAGTAGACCTATTTCTGCCCTGTTCTTTTTTTGTAGCCCAATAACAATTATCTGGATAGTATCCTTTATTGTTATCTGTTCTCTCTAATGTATGGCTCAAAGATGGACGTTCTCCCATATCTTGAAGAAATACAGAAAAATCATTTACCCATCTATCGCTTATGGATATCCCTCTACCTCCATAATTTTTGTAAGCGTGATTATTTTTATTCAAACACCGTTCTTTCATGTGTCTCCATGACCTATACTCATAGGAGTATGCGCCACCATGTTTTGTTTTCATTTTTCTTGCTTTTTCTTTTGCTAAGCACCCACACGACAATGTTTTCCCATAATTATGTCGCCTTATTTCAGTAGTATTCCCACAAACACAGCGACATAATAACATACGTCTTTTTATCCCATTTTTCTCTGTTGAAAAATCTTTTATAATAGTCAAATTATTCATAATTACGTACTCACATTAAATGGTGTTCCACTGCCGTCGCCGGTTATCACTACGTCATTAACAGCCTGTACATTTGAATGCAGATACCCGCTCGATGCTGAGACAGAGCTAAACCCGGATGGCAATAAATCCTGAATATCTGTCGAGGTATGTGTACTGCCCCCATAGGTATTCAATGCGTCAGTAATGTCAGTAGAGGTGTGGGTGCTCACACCATAAGTGCCTAAAACATCTGTGATGTCAGTTGTCGTATGGGTAGACGCGCCATAGGCATTATGAGCATCGGTTAAATCAGTTGATGTTAAAGTACTGACTCCATAGGATGAAAGTGTGTCGGTAATATCTGTGGTAGTATGAGTCGATGCACCGTAATCACTCAACGCGGTATCGCATTCGGTGTTGATCTTTGTCATGTTAATCACTGATGTTTCAGTGATGGTCACTGCGCCGCTTGATCCATCTACAACGTTACACGTGCCACGCACAACAACTGTTCCGCCTGATCCGTTAATGGTAACTGTTCCACCGGATACAACATCTATAGAAACTGTATCGCCAGCCTCTAATCCAGATACTGTGATCCCGCCTGACCACTTACGCCATTGAGCGGTAATAGCCTGTCCTGCTGTCTTTGTGAATGTTGGAGCACTAGCGCCAGCAACACCTGATTGGCAGTCAATATAATTATAATTGCCTGCTAATGTCATTGTGACTGTACCATCAAAAGTACAGTTATAACTGTGGCATTTCTGTATTGAGGCTGTCCCTATCTCACAATTATGGAACTCCATCTCTGTGGCTGCTGTACCAATACCAGAAACTACAGCATCAAATATATGAGAGTTATTAAAGCTCTGCCCACCCATCGCAAGAGTCCAGCCATGCCCCTCAAGAATGTACCCTTCTATTGCCGCTGCTGCTGTAATTGAAGACCCCGCGTTAAAATGCATCCCTTTCAAATTAGCCGCTGCTGCTATGGTTAATGCGTCTGCAATAGTGTCGACCGGATTAGTAACAACACCATTTTCATCTACGGTTGTGCCAGCCGTCCCATCTATTGTATCCACCCAGACATAACCACTCTCATAATTACCGCCTGTCTGTAGTGTTCTTAAACGACGACCGGCAGAATTTGCTACGTTATGAGTAGCTCCAGTCAATGACTCATCCCAGATATCATCCACTAATTGGGGAGAAGTCGCGGCACTGGAAAGTAAAATAGTGTTCGTGGAGGTCAAGGTACTCACCCCATACGCGCCCAGTACATCCGTGATATCGGTTGTGGTATGCGTTGACGGCCCATACGTTGCCAATGAATCATCAACATCTGTGGAGGTCATTGTGCTGACGCCGTAAGTAGAAAGCGCATCATTCATAGATTGATACAAATCAAGATCAGTGAATTTTACATGGATCGCGTGCGCTGCAAGATCAGCATAACCCGACAACATCACTTGCCCGAAGTTATCTCCGCTGCTAAATAGCGTTGTTGATAAATCGAGGCGATAGGCACCCGGCATATTGGCAGAGCTTAATTGAGCAAAGCCCCCCAGACTGAATGACCCTGATGAGGTTTGCGTAGCCAGTGATAATGCTGTGACCGTTCCAGTGCCCCCAGACTTGTAATAGCACACCAGATTCGTGGAGTTATAAGCCAACCCTGTTAATGGATCGCCGGGATTGGTGCCTGAATTATCTTGCAATAGATTCACTATCACAATGAACTGGGATGACCCCTTGGTTATGTACTCAGTTTGGCCGCTCATAGACCGGCTCCAGAGTTACGCTAATGGTTTTCCCGTCCTGTCCACGGATAGGCGTGGCGGTAAAGGATGACGGTGTGATACGCGGTATAGACTGAACCACAGGGGCTGGCCTGTTCTTTTCCTCAATCAAGGCGATCTCCAGTGTTTTGATACGTTCATTAAGATCCGTTGCTCCTTGTTTGTGCTCTGCCATGGCTGATTCGTGTACATTTTGCAGCTTTTCCATAGCTATCGTTTGATTATTCACCTCAGCTTTCAATGACTTAACAAGATCGGTCAATTGCGCTGTCTGTGATCTCTCATTTTTCAGCAATTCATCCAGTTTTTTTACCTGTTCCTGTGCCAGCGAAAGCTCTGCATTGGTTTCTTCCAATTCCGCTTTGTACTGGGTTTCTAACTCTCCCCGCACTTTCTTCTCGGTGTCTTTCTGGGTTTTGTCTTTAATATCATTGATATATGACTTGGCTATGACGGCATCCATGTCGGTAAGCTGATCAGGCGACTTCTTTACCTTCGCTTTTCGTGCTGCTTCTATTCGTTTTACGATGTTAGCCATAAAATGTTTTATATACTATTCAGTCAATTAAACAACCGCATCTGCGTTAAACGGATCAGGCAGGCTAAGGAGGAACAAAGCCCGCCATCTCCGCAGTTTACTCCCTCGGCGGCCCCGCCAATGGAGCTAACACAGTACCGGCACCTTCCACATCGCCGTTTTCTATCGCTTGAAATCCATCAATAATCGTATTCAACTGGCCAGCTGGCAGATGGGTAAGTTGCCCCACAACATTCAGAAATGCTTTGCGCCATGCGTCATCCAGTTCACCCTGCTTCGATTGAACAAAGAACTTCTGAGTATCTGACAGGAACCGAATGCCGGGTGGTCCCTGATAGCCAAAATACTGCCCACCGGTTAATGCCTTAATGCCACCGCCCAGTTCACGGGTAAGCGGGGTCATGCCTGTAAGGTAATCAATTTGCTCATCTTTTACTTTCTTGGCAATACACTCCAGATCACCCTCACATTCGTTTTTCAGCCCTTCCCTGATCAATGCACCCATAATGGCTGGGATAATATTAAGCGTAATCAGATCACCCATGTATTCCAGATAAGCCTGTGGCGCACTGAGTTTTTTGTTCACCTGCATCTTCCTGAATGCTTCCACGTTCAGATTGTAAGTGGCCGAGAAATACGAATAGAAGTTAGTGAATATTTTCATCAGTGGCCCGCCGCGCTGGATCCGCGCCAGGTCTTTGGTCTGACCACCTGACTGTGAATCGATCACCGCCTGATCTGCCATGGCCACCGCTTTGGCTTCAATCTCGGCTCGTTCGGCATCATCACGGGCTGTTTCCAGTTTCAGTTGATCAATGGCCTTTTCATAGGCTCCCCACCAGGTCGGTAAATCAACCCCCCGCTGGGTTTTCTGGATCAGCCAGAATGCGTGCGCCTTAACCCAGTTCAGTTGGTTATTGCCCCTGATCTTGGTCAGCACCTCATTCATTTCCCGCATCATGGTGCGGTCACGGTCCCGCATGAGCTTTGATTTCTCATTGGCTTCCCGTGAGGCTTCCAGTGGATTTGAGATAAACTTACGCATCCCTTTGATCATCCAGGGTCTGCCTACCCGGTAAAAAGACTGGGCAAAACCTGTGGGCTGGATGGCTGCGGTAGTTACCCTGAACCCCATGCCGACAATCGTGGTACCCACTCGGATATGGTTAATGAACCGCTCAAACGCATTGGTGGCTGGCGTATCACCCTTGGCAATATCCTCAATGGATTTGCGCATTTCGTCCAGGTTCTCTTTGCCATAGTACTTTTGGATCGTGCCGGCCAATGCCTTGATGCTCCGATTGGCGTCTGTGATCCAGTCCTGCCAAGCCAGTCGATGCGTCACTTCATTGACGTGCTGGGTAATCGTGTCAAACGTTAGCAATAGCGGCCTGTCTTTTATCGCCTGCGCCCGTTGCTTGGTATAGCCAGAGCGTGTGGCTGCAGCGCCGAACATGCCTTTCATGGCCATGCGCAAGTCAGTCACAGCCTCCAGAATCGATGCTCTGTCAGAAAGCTGTGCGTCATACTTGGCTGGGAAATACCCGCCGCGATAAGTACCGTACCGAGTCTCAATAGGCGCTGATTCCACCCATTTCGGTGTTTTACCGGTCAGTCGTTTTTCCTGCTCACCAACCTGTGTTCGGTATTCTTCCAGAAAATCAAAGACGCCTTGCACAAAATCCCATTCCTTTTTGGACAGGGTATCGAGAATCTTCTGAATGTCAGCCTCAGTGATCTGGCGTTTGCCGGGAAATCCACCATCCACCAGCCTTTGCCGGTTTCCTTCATTGCCCCAGTTCATGGCCACCATGATCCGCTGTTCGTCAGTCAAACTGATGTCTGTACCGGGAATGACCCGCTTAACTGCGTAGATATTACCAAAACCTGTACGAAGATCGAGCGCATCAAACAATGTAGATAGCTTCTCTGTCGCCTGCTGGTGCATTTCGATCTCATTATCCCCAGCCTCATTCATCGTGCGCAGGAACAGATTCCACATAATGCCACCATCTTTGTTCCCGTCCATTTCCCTGATGATGGATGAAAACTTGCGATGGATAGCCGCAAACTGTCGACCCCACTGCCCTACCTGACCAAGTACATCAGTAGCCGTTCCGCGCTCTTTAACCTGCCGATTTCTCAGCAATTCAATAGACCGCTTGGCCTCATCCATGCGCTGGTTAAATTCCCGCTGGTCTTTGGCCGTGAGCAGTTTCTTCTTCAGCCTGCCCAGATGCTCAATCATTTCAATGGTTTCGACCATCCCACGGAATTGGGAGTAAGTCATATTCTTATAGTGCTGGCGCTTGGCTTCTTCTACCAATGCCTCGTCGATAGCCGGTTGAAAGCTGTTTTCTTCTTCCTGCTGTTTGATGAATTCACTCAGGGTCTGGCGTTTCTTCGCTGCTTTATCGGACATAGCCCGAATATCAAACTGAGCCAACAGGTCATCAATCTGCTCCAGGTACTCGGTGTCCAGGTTCTTGCGCACACCTTCCTTGCTGAACTTTCGTAAGTAATTCAGTTTCTTATCTACGTACTTAGACGCATCATTGGCCGCCCGGTAGAAATGATTATTCAGTACCTGTGCACGTTTATGATCCACAGCCGAATCATGATCACCTTTACCCAGTGCCTTAAGTGCATTGTTCCCCGCGCGCGTCTGGGCAGCCATGTACTGGTTTGGCTTGATATCCCTGACTTTTTTGTTGGCAATGGCCTGTTCTGCGTATTGTTTGGCCGCTTTAGCCAGCACATTTTTTTCACGTTGTCCCACCGTCAATGCCCGTAGTTCTGTGTGGAGCATTCGCGTATGCACATCGTTGTGAATGGCTTCCTCTGCTGCCCGTTCCATGGCCACCGGATTAGTGATATCCCCGTAAGTTTCCAGCATCCGTTGATCAGTCACGGCGTCGATGTATTCTTTTTGATCTGGCGCTTCCAGCATTTCCTGAATCATCAGATCGGCTGAGGAATAGCCAAACATATGGGCGGCATCTTCAGGGTCGACTCCATCCTTCGCCAGCATCCCGAATTTCCCGTAACCCAGCTTGCGCCAATCCACCCATTCATAGGTGGAAGTTACCAAATTCCAATCCACCTGGTTCGAGTATTGGTCTTTCCCCATCAATGAAGATGAAATAGCCTCCAGCAGATCATTAGCCCCTTCCATTTCATAGCCGTACTGGGAAATAATGGTTGCCATATCATCAAACGTAAGTCCGTCCTCTCTGAAAATGCGCTTTCCAAATACCGGTTGGTTTGATGTGATGGCATCTCTGCCCTTCCAGTGAGCGGGATCAATACCCTGTTGTTCTGCCTCTGATTTCTTTACACCGCCGAGTTTGGCGATAGCTACCATAAGCGTATCTACTTCAGGGGCAACAGTATCTTTTGGTGTTGTTTTAACCCCTTCGTACAATTGTTCAACAGCGTCAATATCTAATCGGTGATTATCGAAGGTTACTAATTCATCATTTTCATCCAGCACCTCACCGCGCCGGAAGAACCGAATAGCCTGGTACACTGTTTCACGTGAAACATCTTTAGCCACCTGTTCACGAATGGCCGCACGTTTACCCTTAACTGATTTCTGGATCTCTCTCAGGGCTTTGGCCTTGGCATTAGACATCCATTTCATGTCTTTCAGGGAGCGTGTCTGTAGCTCGTCACGGGCTTGATCACGGCGTTCACCTTCCAGCCGTTGGTATTCGCTCCATTGGTTTTCGGTCATCCCCGCATCTTCAATGGATTTGAACAGTGGCTCATAGGCTCTGGCCGCTTCCGCTTCCCGTATCTGGTCATCAGTTGCCAGCAGGCGATCAAACACCTGCCGGATTTCCTGAGTCATCGGCACATTGAGGTTACGCAGTGATCGGTAGATGTTCACCAGCCAGTCACGGAAACGCTGGAACACATCGCGCAGTTCGAGGCTTGGCGCCTTCCCTTCCATCAGATATGCCTCAAAGCCACGGGCGAATTGTTCGTGATATTCCCGCTTATCTTCCAGTGACATAGAATCCCATGTTGGGCGATCCAGCATGAACCATTTCAGGGTACTATCCATTTCCTCCTGAAACTCAGGCATACGGGATATGGTTTCGAGGAAAAAATGACCAGTTTCATGCAAAAAACTAGATAAATCAGCATCTTGCAGCAACCCAATAATGTTAGTATCTGGTTGATAGAACCCCCTTTCTTTCTGAAACAACCTCCCCTCATCCATCAACTCCAAATCCTCATTCTTGACCGTTACCCATGTGTCATCAGAGGTGGCTACTACGGATTCTTTTTCTCCGGGAATTCTTACATGACCAATATCAGCTTCTTTGTTTCCTTCTTCGTCAGCAATAAACATCATTACCCTGTCGTTTTCTTTGAGGGCAGCAGGTTCCTGCGTTAACTTTTCACCCGTCACTGGCGTAGCTTTCACAGTCAGTCCGATCTCGAAATACGCCTCATACGGCAGCCTGCCTGTTTTCTTTGCGGCTACTTTGGCAAAAGCGGTATGCAATGCAGCGTATCTGTCGGCCACATCTTCCTTAAATCGTCCGGTACGCATGATCTGGGCTTTGATATCTTCGTGGACTTTCTGGGCTGATTGCTCAAAGTCGGCCTGTTTCTGCCCTTCCTCAAACATGGTATCCAGTTTTTGATCCAGATCCTCGGCCAACGTAGTCTCAAACTCATTGGCTTCCTTTACGCTCATCCCGTCCTGGTCGTTACGAATCACATCAGATAACTGATCATGATATTCATTGAAATAAGTGATGTACTCTGATTTTGGAATAACAACATCCGTACTCAGCCCAATGGAATCCCGAATAGCCTCCGCTGTTTCTTTGGGCAGTTTCTCGAATATCTCAGGGTGCGATTGAAAGAATCCATCAGCGTCCTCGAAGTTGATAAATACATTGTTATCAGCCCCCAGCACATCATCCAGAAACTGTTTTGTTACCTCTGGATCAATCTTGTGTAATTCTGTTTTCTTGACTTCCTCAACCAGAGTATCCATTGATTTCTTGCTGGCGTGAGCGCGATCTGCCGCAATCGCATTACGAGAGAATTCTGAGTTGGGGCCAGACGCTCTGCCAATGGCAGACAAGCCACCCATTGGGCCGCCTGTTCCTGCGCCACCCATGATTGAACCAATCACTCCCTCGGATAAATCTTTTTCAGGGTTATAGGCCAGCAATGCCGCCAGGTTACTGTTGAATTGCTGTAAACCTTCAGTGCCGCCCTCAACCAATGCGCCTTTCAATGTGGATGACAGCACGCCTTTCCCGGCTTGCCCAAATACTTTATCCAATCCAAATTTCTCCAGCACAGCATTAATACCCGCCGCCTGTGCCGTGGCCTGCATGAACATGCGCGGATCGATACGTTGTCCTGTTATTTTCTCAAACTCAGCCGCATCGTTAGCCGCTTCCATTCCTTCCAGCCATGCGATAAACGGGATTGAACCTCCTGATTTGTACGCGGTATAGAGAGATGGAGCAGCCTGACCAATAAACCCAGCCCATGCCTCAGGGTCTGTGATCACATTGGCTAATGGTTCAATATCACCTTGCACGGCTTTTGAAAATGCTTGATCTGCTTCAGCCCCTTTCGTCATTATCCGGTTGAATGTTTCTCCGAATGTGGCAGGGTCTTTGGCAAGTTTCTGTGTGGATTCACGAATAGCATCAGCAGCATCTGTCATACCGGCAACGATCTGCTTACCGCCCACCCATAAACCACGCTCGATAGGCTGAAAAGGATCTGGCAATACTTTCTCGGTCATCCATTGAGGCAGGAATTTCTTACCCCATTCGTTCATCCCCTCAAGCCATTGTCTGGCAGCAGATGGGGTTCTTAATATGGATTCAGACATACCCAATGTGGCCTGTATTGCGCCAGCGCCAGTGGCCTTTGCTGTTTTTTCAATCTTCGTCAAGGCATCCACATCATTGTGGGCAATGGCAGAGAAATCAGGATTGGCCAATGCTTTCTTGACGTACTCGGTATCCTGTATCTTCTTAAGTATTTCTTTTTCGCGTGCTACCCGCTTTACTTCATCGGACTGGCGTTCAGCGACATCGATGGGAATGTTTAACTGTTTGGCCGCTTTTGAGGTTTGCGCAAAAGACTGGGGATTCTGTTTAACCCCATATTCCACGGACTTATCCAGCGTCCCATCCAGTACACTGCGCACATAGTTGGGATCTTTGATCTTATCCAGTAATTCTTTATCGTTTGGCTGAGCCATAATACAGTTTCTTTATATTCTCTGTTGTGACTGGTTGCCCGGAATCTCGTATGGATTTGGCCAGTTCCTGTACCATTTCGTTGGGAATACCTTCGATTTCTGCCTCAAATGCTGGTGTTTTCTCGCTACCCATCGGCTCTGTCATCCAGGCAGGGAGAAAATCAGGATTCGTCCAGTCGTGGATAGTCTCACCAAATAACGGTTTTGCTTTACGGGCAATTTCAATAGTCATCTTATCCACTGTTTCCATCAGCTTATCTTCGTCCATAGGCTTACCGGCAGCCAATTGGTACGCTTTCTGTCTGCGCCTGACTTCGTTCATGAATGCCCGGCCACGCTGCCCGTCAGAGTTGTCTTTATCAAGGTCTTTTTTGTCGACCTTTATGGCACGCAACCCTGAATTAACAATAGATAGCTCAGTATCAAAGTAATCAATTTCCTGTGGGTCAGTCTGCAGCTTGATCAGTTCTTTTGCATCAGCATCAGAGAGTTTGTATGACAGGATATTGGTCTTTCGCGGATCACGGAATGATTTCGGATCGGTCATGGCCAGCATGCGTAGCGCATAATAATCAGCACCACCGCTCTTGAAATCAGCCCCTTGCGATTTGGCTTTCAATGTAGCGCGTGATTGTGGGTCCATTTCATTGAGCAAGTTTAATGGAATCTGTCCGTATGGATCAGCACTTCCCGCATCGACGGCATTATTGTAGTAATTCCATGCTTCGTCAGTAGCAGATATCTCGGATTGTTTCTTTGCGTCACGCTGCTCGGTATATCGGGCTTTAATGGCGTCGACAATTGCCTTTTCTTCTTCGCCTTTATACTGTTTGCGTACTTTTTCCAGAGCATCTTTTTCCTCCAGATTCTGTGGCATGATCTCATCAGCCACGGTTTGGGATAGTACGCGCAACTCAGTGTTGCGAATGAGTTTCGTGATATCGTCATGCTTGGTCGCATCGATATCCTTTTTGTTGTTCTCAAAATACTGTTTGGCGTATAGCGCATTTTCGTTTGCTATCGCCTGATCAATCGCCGTAGAGTGAATTTTGGATGTCGCCTGTAACTTCAGGGCTTTTCTGGCCGCGAAAGGTAGCCCGTCTTTGTCGGCTTTCAGATCGATCAAATGATGGGTGCGTGCTACCGAGAGCTTAATCGAGCCTGGCTCATTCCAGTGCTCACCGGCATTCTGTACTTCCAACGCTATCCCAGATTCCACAGTTTGCTGAAAGTAAGCCTCTTTCTCTTTCATAATGTGATTAGTCAGGTCATTGCCATACTGGATCCTGACCACGTTCGCCCGTTGCTGGAATAACTTACGTTGATAATCGTTAGTCAGTGAGCCGGATATTTCATTGACCGCTTCTGTGAACTGGTCATCGTATTCCTTATAGACAGGGCGATTGGCCACATCCCCGGACTTTAACCGGCTGAATCCATTATCCCCGTTACGCAATTCAATGGTGCGCTGTTGCAGTCGGTTCTGGGCATCCTCAGCCTGAAGTTTGTCATCGTACTCTTTGATCTTGGCCATCGTGTCACTGAATGACGATACCGCTTCAGCCACACCCGATGATTGAGGCATAGGCACATTGGGCATCCCGCCCGGTCGTGGTACGGGTCTGCTGCCTAAACTGGTAACGTCCGGTAACTTAGCCATATGCAAATATCCTTGCCCCTGTTTCCAGTAAAGATCCTACGGCTTTGACCTTACCCGCTTTGTAAGCCTGATTTCCTTCCCATTCTGACAGTTCACCCTGATACCGCAGGTTAGCCGCCTCTGTCTCTGCTTCATACATTGCCACCGCTGCCCGATAAGCCCCTTCAGCATCAATATCAGCCACAATGTTAGTTACAGTAATATCATCAGCCCCACCGCCACCAGCAGCCGCCACTGCAATGGCTCTGGAGGCAATTAATTCTGCATTCTTCTTCTCGTTCAGTGCCTGGCGTTGAGCGCTGGCCACAACTTGTTTCGCCTGATCTTGCGCAATACGTTTGCGCATCCTGCCCACGGTTCGAGCAATCCGGCCACCCTGATAAGCGCCCAATGCTCCCGCAATCCCAGATGCTGCCATCCAGCCTTGTGCCGCTGCGAATCCCCCACCGCTCGATGCCGATGGAGAAGATCCCCCACCGCTTCCATATGTTGTTGGTCTACCTACCATTGATGGCATAGCAACCTCCTTAATACTTGTCGTGTGTTTCTACACTGATAACAGCCGCCAATACAGTTACCGGTTTAGGGGCATCAGCCTGTAAGCACAGGCGAGAATCACTGTCCCAGTTACCGTTGAACATAAAACTTTCCTCATCGAATGTGCTGTGTACGGTATCCGACGCAATGGCCGTTTCATCTTTCACCGCCGGCAATGCCTGAAGATTGTCAAAATCCGGTCCGTACTGCAGCCCCTGATAATGCGTATTGTATAATATTAGACCTAATCGGCGTAAAATCTTCTTTTGAGTCAAGGCAGTACCTAACCCAGCTGCATATGCCAGCTTAGTGGATTTCCATTGCCCGGTATAGGTCAATCCCACACAGCCCGTGGTCACAGCCTCTGATGCAGTGATCGCCCCGCTCGATACGGTGTAGCTGCTCAAGTCTTTGCCGTTCGCCCACAGGTACACGGTTTCACCTTCCAGATGATCCAGTCCTGATATCGTGGTGGATGATGCCTGTGATAACACCAGATGAGAATCCAGTTGCCGACTCACTGACCCACCCTGACATTGAGACTCTAACGCCCATTTCTCCAGATAACGGACTGTAGAACTGTTAATCGTGCGGTTCACCAGGTAGTACACCGCATCCTCACCACCCGACCCCGGCAACACCACCACATCCTCAACCGTCCCGCCTGTTGAATAATTAACCCAGCAAAAGACATTCTCGCCCTTGTCATAAACCAGTATGGCCACCGTTCCGTCAGAGCGCACGCAATGTATCCGCGTATCGGGCTGGCGTTGCACTGCGATATGGGTAATGCCCGGACTGCCAATATCTGGATAGAATAGTGTCAGATCATTCGAGTCATATTCCCCGTATTCCCCGTAAGCGACCTCAAGCAATTTGTAGCCGCCTCGCTGGACGTACAACGCATTGTTATCAACCTTCACCGCATTGACGTTGTCTGATCCCTGTGAGGAAAAGGTTTTCATGTTGAAATTCGTAGGCGTTAATGGCTCGTCATCCCCGTTTGACCGGCATACCCATTCAGCCCCCTCAGCACCCAGTAACAGCCGGCGCAATGACACCATCCAGTTAATGGTATCCACCGGCCCCGCGCCAATAGAGCGATCAATTGGCCCAGAATCCCCCGTGGTATCAGAGTCGAATGAATAATAACTGTCACTGACCGACATCCAGATGTTGTCTTTGCCTGACCAGGTTAAGCGACCCTCAGCCAGCACCACAGCAGTAGGCCAGCCGCGTCGATCCGACCATGCCCCTTCTGCCCAATCATCTGTGGCTGTCAATCCCCCCAGATCCGTAATGACCTCGGCACTCACCGTTGTTTCATTGGTGTACGCCGTGACCCGCACAAATCCATCGATATTACCCAGTGGATAATCCAGCGTTAATGTCACCGGCCCCTCTGAGGTCGCCGTACCGTCTGAGGTGTATGCCGTGTATCCAGAAGTATCCACGCCTATCGTGAAATTGGTGGAGTCCACTACCGTTACCGTATAGGAATTGCCGTTTAATTCAGTCATGCCCACAACACCGGTAATGCCTACAATCTCCCCTGTGGTAAATCCGTGAGCTGCTGAGGTAGTCACCTGACCGGGATTGGCCTGTGTTACGTTCGTAATCGTCGCCGTACTAAAATCACTGGTATCCACCCCAATGCGATACCAGGCTATCTGGTTATCCAGCGCATCGTTATAGGACACCGTGGCATTAGTCGTGTATGTGGTGACATCTTCCCACGGTCCCGTGGAAGCGGTTAATGAGCGTTGTAATGTGACTGTTCCCGACCATGTGCCTGCTCTGGTAATGGTAAATGCCCGTGAAGTACTGACCCCCGTGACTCGGATTGTGTTTGTCCAGTTACCGCCACTGCTGATCGCTGAAGTCACCAACTGGCCATCTGAGGTTATTTTGTACAGTGATCCTACATTGGTGCTTTTAAACAGATTGGTCGATGCTGTCAGGGTAATGTTTCCGCTTACCGCGCTGGCAGTTAATGTCGTGGTACTGGTATTTAATGAGCGTAATGGCCCATCGGTTGTGACATATTCAGCCACTGACCATGAGGTGGAGCTTCGGCGTTCAATCTTGTACTGCTGTTTGTCAGGACAGGCAACAAAGATCACATCCCCTGATTGCGTCCATCTCAGATTAGGCAGGTCAGCCGTTACCCAAGGGGCTACTATCGTCATGGTGCCGGAGCTTTCCACGGCAATAGAATTAACCAATACCTGTCTTTTTAACCGTGATTTGAATTGTGCATAGAAATCGCCCGTGGGTGTGAATGATAACGAATGATACCCGGTATCCAGCGTGGTTTCGGTAATGTACTCATCACCCCCATCGGTCGATCCGCACCGGAAGATCACCGGACCTCGTTGAATCACGATCAAAATAGAATGCTCTGTACTGGCCTCATTTACCGTGACTTGCTGGGTTTGGATAGCGAAATTCGTCCCATCCCCTGTTAACCCAAGATACCCGCCCGTGACCCAGGCTGATGCAGCCCCGGATTCATCATCATCCGTCCAACCGGTCAGATCGCTGTCAAACGTGCCATTGGTAAAGGCTGCTGTGACCGTTGATCGAGTCACCAGTGCATCAGATACCCACACCCGCACCAGTGCATTGGTCACTTCCACCAGTGCTACATCATCGGTGGAGAAAACAAACGGGATATACTTTGCCGCATTGTTGGAAGCCGTTGCCCCCAGATAAGCCGCCCCTGCTCTGAGCATCATCGACCCCAAGGATCTGGGCATCCAGTTAGTGAATGTTTCAGCAGATAACGCTAACCGGTCAAGATCGGTACGGGCAAGCGCTAAGGGAGATACCAGCCCACGGTTAAATGCGTAGAGGCTAGTGTTTATTTTGGGCATAGATCACCCGATTAAGGAGCCGTTGTTGCCCCTGTCATACTGTCCTATGCGTGAACTGCGAGCACGCGCCCACCGTCCAGGCGCTGGGAATTTGGGAGGATCGCCCGATGCATCGTGGTTTTTGGCTGCCAATAACAGTTTCTTACGCTGGGCAATGAGCTTTTCTTCTTTGGCCTCGTCACTGGTTAGCTTGGTGACAATACGAGAAGCAAAGTGACAGGCTGCAAAGTCAGCAAAAGATTGTGGCCACAGGGTTAAATCATTCCCATAGTCTGTGTCATTGGAAATGTACTTGACGTAAATGGTATCCAGTTCGGCATACCAGTACCCCGATTCATCGGTGTATTGCGTCAAGGGAGAAGTAAAGTGTTCGTCCGAACAGACTGCCGCTGTCTTGACCCAGTCAGTGGGCTTGGAAAATGCCCGCTTCAGGCCAAAGGCTGGGGTAATGTCCGTGTCGTAATCTACCTGCACAGACTTGGTGGCAAATTGCCAGAATCCCTGTTCCAGACAGTAATCCACCCCGCCATTGTTCCAGACTGCATCCAGTAAATAACGAGGTTCACGCGCCTCTGTCAACGAAGCGATTGAGCGCTCACCGCACATTCTCAGGGCTTCATTGTACAGATACAGGCGTGTTGTCATCGGCTAATTGTCCTTGCGTATTGTGCCAGTTCTCTGGCCGCTTCTTCTTTTCGGTCGAATCCTTCCTTAATCACATCCATCTGATTGTTCTCAGGATTCTTACGCATCACACACCATTTGTAGTGTGGACCGCGATACTTTAATTCCAGACCATTATGTTTCTCGGCCTCTTTGATGTCTGCCACGTTGTTCAAATCGTGGTATGAGAGTTTCTTAACCACTGCCCAGTTATCACCGGCATTCAGTACCAGCAGTTCAGCAAAGTACTCACCGTCATCGGTAACGACCTCGATGCGGGTATACGGGCTGAATTTCTTGGATACGTGCTTCCAGTAGGCTGGTTGCAGAACAGCGTCAATCGGTGTCTCGGCTGGGATTGTGATGAAAAAACTGTTTCGTGCTGTTTCTGAATACTGTACGCGTGCCCCGAACAGTTCTGGGGTTTCTTTCGCTTTTGGTGCTTCCATGGTTTTCCTCCTTAGAAAAGGGGCGAGTTTCCCCGCCCCGTTACGTCTTAAGCGTGTGTGGATGTCAGTGATGCACCCGTTGACAGTGTTGCGCCGGAAGTACTGACTCCGGTAACAGTGCCAAAGAAGGTGATTACACTGGAACCCGCTGAAGTAAACTGATTCCCCATGACCATGTCGCCAGGCTTCATGCCCAGGTTCTTGCCATCGGTGAAAAAGTTACTCACGAAGATGTCTGTGGTTTTATTGGTAGAACTGTAAAACCACAAGGCGCCCCCTTGTTGTCGTTGCTGGTTCTGAGTGGTACTTAACCCAGTCGTTCCCGCGACCTGACCAACACCAGGGATGATCATGCGAGGCGGATTCACCAGCGAGGACGATGCAGTTGAGCCGTAATAAGCCATTTTTCAGTCCTCCTTATGCGCCGCGAGCAGAGCCATCGTGGGTGATTTCCACAACGCCAGCCGCTTGCATTAGCACAGAACCCATGAAAATTGAGCAACGTGCATATGAATAGTCATGCTCATCGTTGTACCCAACAGCATTGTCCATTCCCGCAGTGTCTGCAGCATGGCCAATTGCGCTCTTATGGTACAGGTACGATTTTTCAGAGCTTGTCGCTTTGCCCGTCAGGTTCGGATGGGAAATTACTAATGTATTTTTCCACCGGTACACTGTCGGCTTGTCTCTCCAGTTGGCATCCTGACCTGCATACGGACGCAGTTCAATGTAGTCAGCTGAAGAAAACTCTGGCGCTTCTTCCAGGTACGACAGGAATGAAGGTTGACAGAGCAAGGTGATGTTGGAATCCCACGGCACTTCAGCATTCTGAAGCAGTACCGTTGCTTTCTGGAAGTCAGAAACGGTAGGGATAGTGGCTGTCATTGTGACAGTTGCGCCACCCAACGTGGTGATGATGTCGCTGTCAATCTTACGATTCACAACGGCCATCGTGGTTTGTTGCATAATTTCACGCTGATTGCCCTGTGAGGCAAAGATGTTGAAGCGTGTCTTACGCACCAGGTCATGCCATTCTTGCAGAGTGGCTGTGTTCTGGGTGTTGTTGTCTGCGCGTGCCGCCAGTAAGCCATTCACGCCACGGGATGTTGCAGTCGCACTGTTTGAATCTGCGACCAAGAACACTGCTTGATTGCCCTTGATCTCAGCTTCAGTGGTTACTGTTTCTCGCAGTAACGATTGGCGCTGTTCGAACCCGTAGATGAACTCCTGACGGTACTGCGTCTGAAACGCTGTATCAGTCATAACGGTTCTCCTAAAAGAAAAAAGTTTAAGTACACTTCTCGCTTAAGGGGTATCCGTCACAACGCTCGTCAGGGTGTCCATAATGGGGCTGAGTCCTGTTGATCTGGGGCCAAGCTATTTAGTGTTCACTTTATATTTAAAACAACTACTTACTTCCTGTCTACCGCAATTGCGATTATTTGGAGCCTTGTCGCTCTTTATACGCTATTAAGTCACGATAACGCTTCTGAACAGACTCATCTTTCCAGTATTTGCCATGATCAGCCGATCCTGATGGCGCTCTCATCCAGCCCTCAATCTCTTTGATCTGATCATCCACGGTCGATGCTACGTTGTTACCTGCCGGGTTAATCAGTGTCGCTACTGGATTGATTTGTAACGCAAGATCCGTGAGCCAGCGTATTACGTTAGCATTTGATCCAATCGGTCGACCTTCACTGTCCCGCGCCTCAAAAAGCATGTCCTTCACCCCTTCAGGGGCTTGTGCCAGCATACCGTTGACCAGGTTAATGTTGCGACGATAATCCCCGCCCATTTCAGCCCGTAATTCGTCTTCGGTCTTTTGCTTTAACCGAGCGTCGGCTTCGGCTTCCTCAGCCAGCTCAGCCTGCTCCTGCTCAGTCAGAAACTTGTATACCGCCTGTGCATGTTCCTTGGGCATGTTGTTCTCATGCGCAAACTGAGCAACAGCCGCCACAAAATCCTTGTCGTCATCAATCGCCTGAATCCCGTATTCATCCGGCTTTAACGGAATGCCATTGCTTTCACGCCAAGCCTGCTTTTCCTCATCACTGCCATCAACAGGGAAAGGTGCCGCTGATTTGTACTCTCCAGAGCTGATCTTTTGCTGGGCAGAGAACAGTGCATCCAGTGCCGCGTTGGGTGACTGGTACCGGGCAAGTTTGGCCAGCTTCGCCTCATCTTCACCGGCATAGGCTTCACGCCAATTGTCCGGCCATACGCCGGCAACCGGGTCTGAAGGTGGATCCGCTGGCGGGTCCGCTGGTGGATCGCTGGGAGCAGGATCACCGCCACCCATATCCAGGGCGGGATCTGCCATAAACCAATACGGCTGTCTAAATCTTCTCATCGTTTCCTCCTTGTAGTCGTCCTATCTTTAATCGAGTCATCTTTACTATCTGCGCTGCAACAAACCGCTTACCTTCAGCAAAATCAGTAAGCCTAGCGCCCCCATCGCCCGGACGGAAAGAAATGTCGTAATACCCACATACACTATTAATAATCCAATCGATTGCCAGCTTCTGCTGTCCTTCATTGGCATTTCCTTCCACTACCGCTGTCACCGCGATGGCTATCCGGTCATCATAGGGAGCAAACATAAAGGGAGCACTGAAATCAGGCTGCCCCTTTACCTTATTCATTGTTTTCTTCGGGAGCTTATTGCTGGGCTGTTCAGGCAACGTTCGCCTCCTTCGCCTGTGCTAAATTCACGGCAATCTGTGAACTCTGCTCCATTTCATCCAGTTTACTCTGAGACTGTAATTGCTCCTGCTGCTGTTTCTCAAACTCGTCTAATTCAGAACGTGAGCGTATCCATTCCGCAGGTATGCCGATACCTTGCAACGACTCCTGCAGGGCTTTCTTGGCATCGATGGCCGCATACGTGGTGCGATCAAGGCTTGCCGCTTCTGCGATAAGCGCCTTGGCTTCGAGGAATTTCTGGCCTTTTTGTTGTTCGATGGCATCGTGTAAGGGCGATTCAAATTCAAAGTTATACTCCCGGTTACTCAATGACTTGGGCATATTATCAGCAGGATTACCAAAGAATCCCGCCCGTAACATCCGGCGATACGTGATCTCGCACAGTTGCCCGTTGTACTCGTATTCCATAGGCTCGAAGATCGGCATGGCCTGTCGTATGTATTCCTGTACCCGCTGCCCCACTTCATAAGCGGTCATCTCTGGTGCATTCACAGGCAGTTGCAAGCGGTCCAGGTAAAACGCCTGTCGTAATTGCATCCGAATATCAGCCTGCATCTCGAACCCAAAGGGCATACCCCGGAAGTCCTGAGACAGTGGGCGCAGTGCTTCGCCTGTTTTTTCGTCATACTCCATATCCACCCAAGTTATTCCACCGGCATAAATAGCCACATCGGATTTCACTGCATCATGTGTGGCCACCATGGGAGGATTCACCGCCTTTTCCCCCGCTTCCAGTAAGGATAAAGTCATGGATTGAATCAAGCGAGCATCCGGTAACGCCGTAATCGTGGCTGGAGAGAATGCGTATTGAGAGCCAGAAACAGTCTGCCAGCGTGGGATCAGGTACTCAAAGTCCCACATGGCCACTTCTTCCAGCAATTTGTCATTGTCACAGTCGTAATACAGTGACCAGTACGGTTTGCCGTTGGCGTTGTTACTGTAGTAGTCAGCCTCACACACGATATGAACACAGTTAAATTCAGTCCATGGCTCTTTGTGGACTTTCGTTTTGACCTTCGGGTCTATCTTATCCCCGAACAACCGGTACAGATCACGGGCTGTCATCTTATCCCGTCGAGCGAAGAATCCAATATTGCCGTCTTCGTTCTCTGACCAGGCGCAGTCTTTCAAGTGGTGATTTCGGTACAGGAAATGAGAAGCATCTCGGCTGGGGGTTATTTGTATAACACATTGGCCAAATGCCCCGAAATCATGATCGCCTTGCTTGGTTGCCCGATGAAACTGTGACCCTTGGTGGTACATCATCCGTCTGATGCCCTTCGCTACCCATTCCAGATAGCGCTTGCCATCAATATCAGGGTCGCCCTCTTTCAGCCCCATTCGGAACCATTCCTGGTTCGTAGGGCGCAGCATTGACCCCAGTTGATTCCCTAAGTCTCTGGTCACCATCACAGGGTATGAGGACATCAGTTGATCAGCGTATTCCTGCCCCAGCGAGCGTTCATAAGTGAAGTTTGCGCGTTGCGGGTAAAAGTTGTTCGCTATCTCCTGAAGCAGTGAGATATACGAGGTGCGTTTAGTGAATAACTGATCAGCCTGCTCTTTGAGCTGCTTTATGTTCATCCAAGTGAATCCCCGCCACTCAAAATTGATGCGCTCCGGCCACCCCGTCCACGTCTGCGTGATCTTGATCTGAGCGCGCTGAGTCTTTGCGCTTCTTCATCAGGGATGGGCATGACCGGTTTCCCTTCAGGAGTCATCTCAGGGATATTAATATCCGGCGTCAGGGCTTTGCCTATGGCATCAACGCCTGCGCCAATTGTGGCAGCCGCTACATTACCCGCAGCACCGGCAACACTTTTTGCGCCGCTCTTAACGGCTTTCTTTAATTTTCTTCCCCATCCCATCACCTTCTCCTTGCGTTTTGTCTGCCCATGACGACCTTGAACCCACCGGCCTTGCCTTTTCTGCGTTCTGCCAGTTCAGCCCATTCGAGTGCGGAATTAGCCAACTTGTTACCATAAAACCAGCACATCATTACCGCATCACCTTTGTCTGTAGATCGCCCAAGCCTTTCAATTACCTTCTCTTTTGGCTCCACAACAATCGTGTTATTGCG